CGCGCGTGTCACATACTAATCTAGCACTGGGCGACTTTATTTTTGCACCTGTCACGTGGGCGTGAGTCAGGTTCCCGCCACGCTTTCGCTCGAAGCGGGTATTCCGGAGGGGAGATTTTTGCTCCGCGAGTCTCGCAGGAACGAACGCACACGCTAACACAATGCGCTAGTCTCGTCTCATTTGGGACCCCACCCATTTGCAGAAGCATCGGCCTTCCAAGATCGCGGTCCATTGCGTTTCTTGTAGGCACGGCGCAACGCCGCTTTAGTCTGCACGACTACCTTGCCGGGCTGAGGAGTGGCAGTTTTTGGGATGGCGACTTTCATGACTTGTTGTTGCCGCTTCTCGGGGCGCTCTTGGGCAGCAAATGCAGTCAACTTTTGGGCGACAAATTTGGCTGCATGTGGCGCTGCTAAGCGCGCAGCTTTGCCAACAATGCGGGCAGCAGTGCGAGCCATAGCCCGTAATTGTTCGTGCTTGGGGTTTTCATTGAACTGCTTCATGCGGGCAATCTGGTCTACGCAATCGTTGGCTTGATTGGTGGACAGTCGAGAAACCTCGCCACTAATCCAAGGAGTCATGCTTTCGTAATTCACAAAGAAATCGTAAGTGATCCGACCAAGCCCAGACGGCGTAGTCCCTGGTGACTGAGTGACAACAGCAGCCACCAAGTAGTCTGCCGTGGTGTAAGGCGAATCCTGCAGGCAAGAATAGTGAGTGTTGGAAAACCGCTCAAACCGATCAGTGAACGGCATCCGTTGCAAAGTGCCAACACCATCCTCGGGTTTCAAAAACCCGTAAGCACCACTATCCCACGAGTACATTTCGTACAAGGATGGGGATGTGCCGGTGGTGTAATAAGTAGCAGGGTTGGAAGCAATAACGTCATCCCAAGGCAGGCTCCCGGATTGTTGGGTCACAATCACGTCGCCATTGCGATAAATGGCAGGAGCAATGCAGGTTGCCAATATCGATGCCCCCATGATTCTTAGCGAGCCCGCGATGCCCAGCGAATTGTAGTAGCCAGGTAAGGGGAGATGACACATCACATCATTACCAGTGGAATTTGATGAATTAGGGTACAAGGTGCCAGACACAACGGACACGAACTGAGGTGACGCACTGGTGTTAGTGGTACCAGTGGACATCCGCACAGTATGATATCCACGCAGAGGCGTGAACAAATTTGTAGCCAGGTTGGTGGACCCGGCTGGGACTTGAAACACGGAACTGGTGGTGCTGGTCTGAGAAGTGCTGGCTGGCACGTATGCACCATTGACGCCTTCATAATACAACAACTCGAAGGTGGCAGAAGCGACTGAAGTGGTAGTCACAGACAATGCGACCAAAGCATAGTTGTTGATGTCACCATCCAACCAAAACCAGGAGGCTCCGTCACGAGTTGTGACGGGGTAATAATTTAGTCCGTGTGGCGCGTACGCAGACTGAGCAGTAGCATAAGCAATTGGCAAAAAGATTGAATCAGAGCTCTGTCCGCCCAGAGAAGAGTTGGCCGTGACGGGAAAGTTTTTGTTGCCGACAATTCCGGTTGTCGAAACAAATAGCAATTGGTATTGGGCCACAAGGTGACTCGGGTTGGGATCGTACTGCAGAATTGCCCAAATGGGATTGCGTTGCACAATCGTCAAGAAAGTCCCAACCGGGAAAAGTGGAGCGGTCGGGGCATTGGACACTGCGTTGAAAGTCACATCGGTGCACTGCTGTGGACTGGCCGCAACTTGAGGCATGCCAGGGGAGCAGAGCACCGTCATGTTCTCCTTGGACGGTAGCGTCATTGCTTTGATGAACTGTTCGCAAACTTCGACGGACATTGCGCATGTAAGAAAGCAGGCCTTGTCGCCTCAAGTTGCTACACACTTTGAGTGCCCACTTTTTCGGCTGCTAGAGACTGCGGGTTGTCCAACACGGTAGGCGAGCCGTGTGTGGGAGCCTGTACGCAGTAGAGATTTTTGCAGCCACCCGCGCACGAGCGGGGTGCCGGCCACCCCTCATCAGTTCGTTCTCTATGTCGCCCTAGTGCTATTATTTTACAAGGCATCGCGCCGTTGGCGGCGGAGAGGCCACACTCTTGAACTATTTGTATGGACGCAGCGCGGTAAATACTGGGTGTGAATATGCGTGACGGTTCGACCAGCCACGCACATCTTCTTCAAATAACTTCAGATCCCCGCAAGTCATACCTGTCCGGCGCATAAACAGGTGGTCTGCCGCTTCACATGGGCGGAGGCCAGTACGAATTCGATACTTTTCGTCGATGCGCTGGTGATCCGCTTGGGTCGCTGAGGCCATCTTTTCGACCCAAGGCCCCAAAGCAGGGACAAGGCGGGTCAACCGTTGCACGCCGCCCACCACTTCATCCATCCACTGCTGTGTCGCAAGCTTCTGATCGAGGCAAAACCCAACTTTCGGCCCAAGGCGTGCAAGTGTCGGCGCCATGACGATCAAATGGCGATCCTGATCATCCACGGCCAGCGTGGCATGGCAACCATTGAACTGCACATCTAATTCAGTGCGGAGTTGAAGTTTGGGCTTAAATCCCAGCTCACGCAACACCCGCTCGACCCCAGTTAGAGCGGGAGGACAAGCCTTGCGAGGGAGGATCGCGGCGAAGTCGTCGCCGTTTGCGATGATTTTGGCCTCCCCGCCGTCCATGGGATCGGGAAAGCCAGATCGCTTGAGGGCATAGCAGTGCGCAAGCACATTGACAAGCGTGTTGGCGACAGTAGTCCAGCTCACACCGGACATAATCATCCAGCACACAACAGCCTTGTGGCCCCAGCGCGAGAACCCCCGCAAGCGACTCATCTTGCGCCAACACTCATCCGTGTTCAGCCTCTTCCAGATGCCAAGATGCGACAACAGCGAGTGCAACACACGGTGCGGCACTGGCCCAACAGTGATATCGAAGGTGGTAAAATCGTCATCAATTATCAAATGGCGATTGGCGGGGCTCCAACACCCGTTTTCGTCGCACAAGCACTGAAAAAAGGAACCGAGGCCGGCCCCATCAAGGCCGGAGCCCCAGCGTAGGTTGGGGTCGTCGGCCCAAGCGAGTTTCAAGCCGTCACTGACCTCTTTAAAGAAGGGCCCTGTGAAGCTGTTCATGAGGTCGTCTTGGGGGAATATGCAGCGAGGGGTGGCACCCCGCTTCATTGTCTTCTCCCACTTTGTGAACAACTGCACAACGGCTCGCATTCTCTTGGCACCATTCTTCCAGTCTTCTCGAGCTTGAGCGATGCGCTGCTGCTTTTCAACGGGGAAACCCTGTAGCCACCGACGAAACGAGCAATGCTCTGGGGCATATTGGCGAAACATGCGTCGATATTTGCTGCGGCAGTAGTTCTCCCAGGACTTGGCGGTCGCAGGTGCAGCTGTGGGTCTTTCGCACACAACACGACCGCGCAAAGCGGCGGTGAGGGCATCGGCGCAAGGCTGTACTGGGTACGGCAGCTCGTCAGCGCAAGCCATTCCAACCAACACTGCACCTACCTTCGGTGCGCTGTCTGTGGCATCGAGTCCGTGGCTGTATTGCGCTTTGTCGTCGATTTTTCCGGAGGTCGGCACGGCGATCTGGCAGGGTGTTGCACACATGGCGAAACCTCCATGTTCCTGCGGTTGTGGCCCGTCGTAACTCGGGTCATCGGCAGCGATTTGCTTGCTTTCGCAATCTGGGCACTTGCGTTTCCCGCAAACGCACTGTGCCCCGCCAATGTTGCGCAAAGACGCGAGGACCAACCGGCGTACCTCGTCAGGGTCCACTCGCATGGCATCAACTGGACGTCGGGAAGCGATGAACTGCATGAGACATTGGCTAGCGTTCGCGGTGTGCTGCCCGCACCAGGACCGAGCAGCCGCGCACACCATTGAACCTACCAAGCGAAACATTCCGGCAGCGGCTGCGCAAACGAGCCGCTTGCCCTGCACGGCGGCCGCAACGAGCGCAAGCGCAGCGACCCATCGCTTGTTCGCTGTGTCGAGGTAGGTAGTGAGCTCGCACCCCACACTGTATATCGTGTGGCAACGTTGCACGAAGGGGCGCCTTTGTAGCCGCTGCCACAACAAACCCAGGTGGGTGGTGGCGGGCACCTGCATACTCAAAGCGGCTGCATGTTGTTGGTATACGGGGACAGCTCCGGAAAGCAAATGCTCATTGAGGGCGACAGTTGACGCCATCTGTCGTGTGCTCTCCTCAATCACCTTGTCCACTAACACGTGGACGTTGTCCTCCTCAAACCATTCACGGAAAAACACGGCGCCGTCTGGGTTGTCTCGCAAGAACGTCTGATAAACTCCAGGTGCAATGCTGTGCCAGCCACGGATCGTAGGGGGAGTTATCATGCGGGACAATATCCGAGTGCGGCAGTCGGCGAGGAATTCCTCAGGCGGCCACAACCCATGGTAGTCAACGACGCGGTACACTTTAGCTCGTGTCAACGTCGGATCGCTGTACCGGTCCCCCGCAGCGGACAGGTACGGCGCAAGAGATGGGGTGAACGGGCCAGCATACGTTCGCCCGTGGGCTGTGTCATCTGCCTTGAACCAATAGGCAGGATTGAATATCTTGGTGCCCGGCCGCGCACTCACGCAAAAGCGCGGCAACGGTTGCAAGGCGGCCGGTGGGGGTAAGGCTGGCGGTTCAATCGGCTGTGCTGCCAATGGTGGCACGACAGCGCCGTGCGCGGTAAGACAAGTCACAACAGCCGGCTGTTGGGGCACTGCGGGTACTGCCGCGACGCCGGGGGCGGTGGGCGCGGGCACAGGTGCAGCAGGGGCATCAAGTGGTGCAGCTGGGACTGCCACCGTAACCGGGGCAACGGCTGCTGGGGCAACTGCGGCCATGCTAACAGGCGGTTCGCTGCCGGCGATTCCCAAAAGGCGAATGGCAGCCTCAATGCCGTCGTCAGCAAGATCGACTGGCCATACAACAGCGCTGGCATCGCCTTCAGTGGCGCGCGGGAGAGCGGGTGTTTGCTCTGAGGGGGACGCCTGTGGTTCAGCGTCTCGTAGCTCAACCCGGGGCGTTACATAGCCACGCTTCTCGCCCGCGCGTGCCCGCGCCTGCCCAGCCGGAGAATCCCAGTATTCAGTATCAACCATGGTGGCACCCGTGAAGGGGTTGCGCGACCAATTGACACAGTGGTCACCATGTGGCATCCGAATGACGCATAAGCCAATTGGCGTGGTCTCAGTGCCGGGTGGCGCCTCAATAACGTCAAATCCGTGCCACCGATCCTGTGACCGCTGGCGGGTGACAACGGTCAAAGGGATTGTGGCCTCCAACACGAAAGTGCAACGCCGAAGAAGCTGCGCCAGATCACACCCGTTGCGCACGACGTCCGGTATGTCGCGAGCAATGTCGGGCGGAATTGCGTGGCCAGTAGCAGCAAATACGCAAGCAAGAGAATTGCGCACACACCCCTTTTCAGTAAGGGGCGTGAAATCTTCGAAATAGCGGTCCGGATACACTCCGCGTGCGTTCGCAAGGAGGTCAACCTGAAAAGCCGGCGCTTCGGCGCGCAACACAAAGGATTGCACCACTCGCCCCTTGCCTTTGTCACGCCGTCGTGGCACTTCGACACTAGGCGCGCGATCCGTGTGCATAGGCATGGTGTAGTCGGCTTCTTTTTCTTTCTCCTTTATTACCGCGCGGGTATGCGCGTCGTGCTGCCGGCACGTATGTTCTTCAAGGCCACGCACATGACTGGCAAGGTATGCGGCATGCGAAGCTGCACGCATGACCGCATCCGCCGCCCTGTCCTCCTCAGTGAGGGTGGCTTCGTATTCGTCATCGGAGGCGCTCCCGGCTATGCACCAGTTGACGCTATGTCCTCGTAAGAGACATTCTAGGTCAAGAGCGCAAACGCGGCGTGCATGAGGACGAACGTTGTGGAGATAAGCACGACTGGCAGGCGTGACTACCTGTCCTTGCGTGAGCGTGTGCCACGCACTGGCAGCAAGCACTGACTCAACGCGGGCCATCCCGCCGAGACACTGCAAATGAGCGCACATTTGGTTTACGGCAGCGTCAACGTCGGGTATAGCCAGTCTGTGAGTCCAATGATCAGACTGGCGTGAGGCGCGAGTAGGGTGCTTCATGAAAGCCATGTACATCATAATGATGTGGTGTAAATTGTTGCTGGTGGCGGGCATGAACGTCGTAGCGCAGCAAAATCGCTGGTAACTCTTCGCCTCAGCGTCCCAGGGCGTGTCGCTCGGTTGCATTCCCCGGGTGCAGGTGCCGGGCGGGCATAAAGCGCCGCACAGGCGCAGCCACTGGCGCTGTGGCTCAAGATATTCAAAAATGTTGGTGACAACGTCGTTGGGCCACCTCGTGCGATTGGTTGCTCGGTGAATTTTGGCTGGTTGCTGTTCACTTTGTAAACCATTGGCCACGCTTTGCACTGCTGGTCGTGTGCAAGCGTCGTCAGTTCGGCGGAAAACTGGCATGGCCAGAAGAGGACCCTCACGTTTGTCTGCGGCGTTGCGTGCTCCCTAGTCCCAGTCATTAAGCGGCCCCCGCAGTCCGCAGAACCTGGACTGAATCATTCCCTCGTACCCCGAGTTGTTACGGGCAGGCACGTCCCCGCACCAGGGCGCACGAGTGCGCCCTCCACGGTTTATGCTCAGGAGGGTCATCAGCTAGGGGGTGGCGGTAATAGCAGCACAGACGCCCCTCTTTCCCGCCGAAAGAGGGGTTACGCTTTACAGGGGGCCCAAGCCCTGAATTAAGACCATAAACCAGGACGAACCTTGGAG